TCGTGAATCAATTAACATAAAAGAAAAATAAAATAAAATGGCAACAACAAGTGTATTTAACGGAACTTCATTAGTAGTTCTAATTGGAACGGAAGTAATAGGATTTGCTACTTCTTGTTCATTAAGTTTAGCTATAGATGCTCCAGATGCATCTACAAAACAAAGTTTAGGCTGGGCTGATGAAATTGGTGGACAAAGGTCTTGGTCTTTGACTACTGATGGTTTAGCTACAGTAGTACCTGGAACAGTTGCAACTTATGTAACTACAGCTGAATTGAATGCTTTAGCAATAGCTAGAACAGCAGTTACAGTTAAGTTTACAACAGTAGATAATTCAACAGTAGGTGGTGTAACACCAGTTACAGGTGATGTGATTTATTCAGGTTCAGCATTTATTGAGAGTGTAGATATGACTGCTGATATGGAGAATCCAGTTACTTACTCAGTATCTTTCAAAGGAACAGGAGTATTAACTATCGCTACCAACGCATAATAACCAATCAAAAATAAACCAAAATGAGAGGACAATTTGAATTAACTCTTTCCGATGGAAAGAAGATACCGATGCGTTTTTGTACTTGGAGTCTTAAAAGATTCTGTCAATTACAAGGCATAGGGCCTTCTGAAATAGGAGAAGCTTTAAGTGGCAAAGATTCACTTGACGCTATTGTAAACCTGATGAAATCAGCTGCAGAATACCCATTGTATTCACAAGGAATTACTCCAAGTTTTACGGAATTTGAAGTATGTAATTGGATAGATGATATGGGAGGAATGACTGGAGCTAAGTTCCAAGATGTTATGGCAGCTTTATCAGATAGTATGAATAGCGGTATAGAAGATAAGCCAACAAAGTCAACTAAAAAGGATGGAGTAAAAAAAAATTAGAGTGGATTGACATAGAAAGATATACAATGGGGGAGTGCAAAGTGCTTCCCCATTTGTTTTGGGAGATGACGATGGCTGAGTTAGATTTTGTTTGGTATGGATATAGACACGAAGAAGAACAGCAATGGATAAGAACTAGATGGCAAACCACAATGCTTATCAATATCCAACTACCAAAAGGTAAGAAAGTCAAACCTAGTGAGCTTATTGAATTAGATTGTGATAATCGTAACTTTGTCAAGCCTAGAGTAATGACAGAAGATGAATTACAGGCTGTACTAAAAAAATATGGAAATATTTAAATTTAAAGGATAATGGCAGAAGAATTATTACAGATTAGAGTCACGGCAGATTTTAAAGAAGCAGAAGGTGCTTTTTTGCGATTAGCTAAAGTCGCTACTTCTTTTGAGAGTAACATAAGAACTATAGCTGGAAATTTAAATAAGGATTTTAATAGGATAAACGGGATGGCTGAATTATTTGGCGATACAAGCAATGTCGTTAAAGATAAAATGGAAGCCTTAAAAAGAGCAATGAATAGTCTTATGACTAGTGGGTTTCAAGCATTAAATCCAGAGGTTCAAAAATTAAAAGCACAATATGATGCACTTGCTAGTTCATTAACAGCAATACCAGGAAAATTAGATAATACAGGTAAATCAGTAAAAAAGTCTAATCAGCAATTTACAAACTTTGCATTAGTGTTACAAGATTTACCTTATGGATTTAGAGGTATTCAAAATAACCTTCCTGCTCTTGTAGGAGGTATTGCTGGAGCTGCTGGGCCTATTTATTTAATAGCTTCTGCCCTTATAGCGTTTACAACAGCTTACGAAAAGGAAATAACTTCTTTTATTTATGGAATTAGTAGTGTAGATAGTGCACAACAAAGATTAAATGTTGCTATTTCTGATGGGATCGGTGTAGCAAAAGCAGAGACTGCAACAAATTCGGCATTATTAATAATAATTAATGATGTAACTAAAAGCACTAACGAAAGAAAAGATGCATTAGAATTACTTAAAGATAAATATAAAGGAAATATACAGCTTCAAAAAACGGATATAAATGACGGAAAAGCTTTAATAGAAATTACCGACAAAATATCCGATGCTTTATTAAGAAGGGCAAGAGCTGAAGCATTTTCTAAATTAATAGCAGAAGAAGAAGCAAAAATATTTAAGCTTCAATCCGAGCAAGGCGAGCAAGTTGTAAAAAATCTAGGTTTTTTAGAAACTACTTACCAAATACTAAAAAGTGCTGGGAATGGTGTTACTACATCAATGAATATAACTACAGCTGCTTTTAATAAACAAGGTAAAGAAATTTCTAAGGCACAAGGTAATGTCGCATTATTTACTGAGAAATTAAAAGAAAATACTCTTGCTCAAATAAAAAACAAAGATGCAGAAAGTTTAGATAATGGAGCGGCTAAAATTAAAAAAGATAAAAAAGTAAAAGAAGACCCTGCTTATTATACTAAGATTATTGAACAAGAGCAAAAAACATTTACAGATAGTTTAGATAATGAATTAAAATATGCAGATGATAATAGCACTAAAAAAGTAGAAATACTTCAAAGATATACTTCTGAATTAAATTATTGGCACGAACTTGGGTTTATACAAGAATCTTTTTATTTAAATAAAGCTGCTGATTTACACAAACAATTATATGATACTAGGAGGTCTATAGCAGAACAAGATTCAAAAGAACAAAATACAATTAATGAAAGGAATTTACAAAATTCATTAGATGCCTTAAAAATACAATCTGATGTAGAAACTAAAATATTACTTAAAGGTGGTAAATCAACTGCTGCAGAAAGAATAAAAATACTAGAAGATTATAAAAATAAATTATATGATTTAGCTTCTGTTGGTGGATACACGGCTGCAGAATTTGATAAAATAGATGATGCATTAATAAGAGTTAATGCAGCTATAGATGGATCTAAAGATAAACTTAAAGATTATAAAGTGTCTATGGTCGATGTGACTAATTCTTTAAATACAATTATTCGTGAGACTTTAACAAAATTAGGTACAAGCCTAGGAGAAAATATTGGAAAGATGCTATCTCAAGGAGGTGGTATTAAAGATGTAATGAATAGTTTTTTAGGTATACTAGCTGATGGATTAATTCAAATAGGTCAATTAGCAATAGCAACAGGATTTGCGATTGAAGGAATTAAGAAAGCCTTAGAAGACTTAAACCCAGTTGTTGCGATAGCAGCAGGTATTGCATTAGTTGCACTAGGAACGTATGTAAAGGGAAGACTATCAGAATCATCAAAAAGTATGTCGGCTGCAGGAGGTGCAAAAGCATTCGCAAATGGTGGTATTGTAAGTGGCCCTACAATGGGATTAATTGGAGAATATCCTGGTGCTAGTTCAAACCCCGAGGTTGTAGCACCATTAGATAAATTAAAAGATATTATTGGAGGTGGTGGAGGTAGTTTTGTACTTCGTGGTAGTGATTTGGTATTAGCTTTGAATAGGTCTGAATCATCATTAAACTTAAGAAGAGGTTCATAATGGCATATTATAATAAATATAAATTTACGTTTGCTACAAGAGCTAATAAAACAGCTTATTTGTATTTACAAGAAAGCTTAGGCTCTGCACCAACTGTTATTGAATACCAAGGAGTAGATATAAATTTACAATATTTACCAAATTCAGATGATCCTTTTGAGCCAATATTCGCTAGTCAGTTAGGAATTACAATAGATATTACTGATGATTTAGTTAATATACCTAATCTAGTTACGCTTAACGATAGAAAATATTTTGCTCAGCTTTATCTAGATGCTACATTAGAATGGTGTGGGTGGGTACTAAGCGATAGCGTTAGTATAGGATTTTCTACTGGTAGAAGGCAAATGTCTTTTAATGCCATTGATGGACTTGGTATGCTTAAAGATATAGATTTACCAGAGTTATTTACTAATAGCATTAATAGTAAAAATAATCTGCTATATTTTATGAGATTATGTTTTAATGCTTTAGACTTTCAGCCAACCAATTCCAATATTGTAATAGTTTGTTCATACTTTTCAACTGGTATGAGCAATAGAGGTGTTCAATCTTATAATGAACCATTCATACAAACATATCTTCCATATAGAACCTTCTTAGAAAACCCTTCTACATATAAGAATTGCTTAGAGATTTTATCTAATATAGCAAAAACCTTTGGTTGTAGAATATTCCAAGCAGGTGGTAAATGGTGGGTAGTAGCTATTAATGAATTTGCTAATACAAATAATTGGTACACAGAATACAACTCAAGTGGAACAGTTGTGGCTAGTGGTAGTAATTTGAATACTTTAAGTACTATTCAAGCTTATACAGGTAACACAAGTGATTTATATTTTATAAATAATTCTCAAGTCAAATTATTTAAGAAAGGATTTAATAAAGTAGTTATTAATAACTCTATTACTTACCCTGATAATTATATGACTAATTGGAATTTAAGACCATCACAAAATACAAATCAGCCTTATAATTGGAATCCTGTACAAACAAGCACAGGTAATTCATTTGTAATAGTTGATAATGTAGATGAAAATTATGCTACTTATATATTAACTAGAGGAGGTACACCAACTAGTAAAATGACTATTTTTAATACAGGATTGCCTAAAGTTTGTTTAGGTGATTCATTAGATTATACAATGACATTCTTATCTGGTAGCGTTTCAGCTGTAAACGGATATGTACAATTTTTTATAACTCCAACAGCTGGTTCTGTATATTATATGGATTTAGATGGATCTTGGTCAACTAATGCACTAACGAATGCTCTTGTAGGCCCTAATCAGTCTTATGCTCCTTTTAATTTTAATGTAAAATCTAAACCATTCCCAATAGATGGACAATTAAGTTTTGGGTTTTTTCTAGATTCTACAACTACATCAACTGTAACAGTTGGTAATTTTCAATTATCTTTTAGAAGCACATTAGAATCAGTAGTATATTCTGCTTATACAGATAACAATAAGCAATATGTTAATACAATAGATGTACCTTATGGTTTTTATGCACCAAGCGTAACTGGTACAGATGTAAACCCAATACAAATTGGTGCTTTATATCTTTCTAATGATTCAATAGCTATAAATTGGAGTAGGTATGGTGGCCCAGGTGGAGGTTTTGTTAGTTTACAAGAACTATTAACTCAGCAATTTATTAACATATATGGTAAAAATATAATAAATCTTGATTGTGATTTATCTAGTTATTCTACCACTAATGGTATATTTAATGCTTCTAAATTAGTAAAGGCTACTGACACAGATCCTAGTCCTATAAATATAGCAAGTGATTCATATATGTTAGGTAATGCTACAATCTCATTTGTAGACAATCAAATAAATTCAACATTACTTCAAATATCAAATACAGAAATAGCTAGTACCTTAACAAATGATTATTATTACGAATCAAGTCAATTTTAAAATATGGCATCAGCAATAAACGGAACTAATATAGTTTTATATGAATATGATAGCAACGCTATCTACTACTTTAATGGAGGTACTGCACAAGGTACTTTTGATAGTATTGTATGTAAAGAATTAAGCAGAAGCCAGGTAGGTGGAACATCGGTTACATTTACTAAAACAGGAGCAGGAACAATAGCTTCGTTTATTACGGATGCTTTAGATCCTGGTGTAACTACGATACCAGCAGGAACTTGGACTTTTAGTGCTTATTATTCTATTCTAACTGCCTTTGCAGGTGCTCAGGTTCAGTATGAACTATATAAATATAATGGTAGTGTTGCTACCTTGTTGTTTACATCGTCAGCAACCACCTTAACAGCCCTAGCATCGACCTTATATTCTACGGCAATGACAGTTACTCAAACAACTATAAGTGCCACAGATAGGCTTCTAATTAAGGTTAATTACGCAGGTACAACAACTAATCAAATTACTCTTTATACTCAAGCTAGTAATCTAGCTCAAGTAACTACAACTATACCACTAGGAACCCCTATGGGAGCTTCTACAAGCTGTACGTTTGAATCATCTACTGAACAAGTAGAAGTAACCTCACAGACATCAGCTTTCTTCAGAGAGTTTAAAAATGACGTAAGCTCTTGGACTGTTAGTTGTGATGGGTTTGTAGCCTTAAGTGGTTACTCTTATCTTGCTTTAATGCAGAAACAATTAGATAGAGCTTCTATAGATGTTAGATTTTCTATAGACAATGACAATGCAGATGGTAGTGATACCTATGGTTATTCTGTAGTAAGTGGAACGGCTAATATTACATCAATTAGTTTAAGTGCACCTGTAGAAGGGGCATCAACTTACTCATTATCATTGCAAGGTACTGGTGCTTTTGCAATATCAGGAACTCAAGTAATTAACGGAGGCTCAACAATATCAACTTCAAGCGTGAATAGTTATTCTTATACAGCAGCAGGTGGTGAAACAACAGTAACATTTGTAGGTGCAATCGGATCTACTTGTATGTCAGTTACAAGAGGTGGTGTAGAGGTTAGAATAATTAATACAAGTGGTGTACCTACAGGTGAGAATGTAACATTTAATACTGCCACAGGAATTATTACCTTTGCTTCTGCAAGGGCACTTGAATCAGATGAGTTTATAAGGGCTATTTTCGCATAATAAATTAACTAAATATAGATGAGCAATCAATTACAAATATCAGGAGAAGCAAAAATTAGGGCTATACAAGGGCCAGTAGTAGCTAATAGTGGTGTAATAACTGCCTTAGATGGTGATGCTTCTCAATATGTTAGAGGAGATGGTACTTTAGCTGATTTCCCTACATCAACAGGTGGAGGTAGTTCGGTTTCTTATTATCTTAATACAAGTGTAAGTCAAGGTACAATAGGAGGGGTTGCTTATAAACAATTAAGTAAAGTACCTATTAGTGGTGCTGGAACTGATGTTACTACTTCGGCTAATGGTTACATAGCTAGTTATATTACGGATGCTAATGACCCTGCTTTATTAGAAGTACCTGCTGGAAACTTTAATTGTGAGTTTTATTTTAGTGTAAACTCTAATGCTCACAATCCTTATGTTTATG